CTGTTATCCCTTTACCCAAATCATTCGTCAGATTCAATTGGTCGTATGAGGCATTATATGAAGCAGTTAGAGAATCTGGCATATATAAACAAATAACACCAATTGCATCTGTTGTTGGTGTTGCATAATTAAAAGATGCAATTCTAGAAGCAACATCTTTCAATAGTGTACTACCTTCATCACCAGAGACAGGTGTAGAAGGTACGATTTGTTTTATTGAAAATTTGACGTAGTGGTTCTTGGTAGAAGAACCTAAATCAGCAGGATAAACCAATGGTGTCAATGATGGTCTTGGTTGATCCAGATTGGCCAATGGACCAGTAACCTGTGAAATTGACGGTCCAGTTGATACAGAGACTAAATCTATTGGCATTTGTTTTTTGAAAATTGATTATACATACTATTTATGGCATATTCCGGCAAGTTTACTCCAAAAAATCCACAAAAGTACGTGGGTGATTATACCAAAATCACTTATCGCTCGTCATGGGAGGCGAGGGTGATGACATGGCTTGACAAAGAACCTAATGTCATATCATGGGCATCAGAAGAGCTAGCAATCCCTTATATATCACCTGTGGATGGCAAACGCCACAGGTATTTTCCAGATTTTATCGTCAAAGTAAAGAACAAAGATGGTAAGGTAAGCACTATGATGATTGAGGTCAAACCCCAAAAACAGTCTGTGGAACCAACCAAACGAAGCCGTGTGACGAAACAATACATAACTGAGGTCATGACATACGGTATCAATCAAGCCAAGTGGAAAGCTGCTCAGGAATATTGTTTGGATAAAGGTTGGCAGTTTAAAGTATTGACGGAAAAAGAGTTAGGCCTCTAACTAAATAGAATATGACATCAAAACTTACCACACTTGCAGAGGAAAAGAAATCGGCAGGACATAAAACTATGTCCAAAGATGCCGTTGCATGGTTGCAGAAGCAAATAAATGAGATAAAGCGACCATCGGCCATTCCCATCACCATCAAAGGTGAAGTAAGTAGACAGAAACAACCAGGCCAGTTACGAATTGGCATGATGTATTGTTATTATTATGATCCAAAGACCAAAGATGAACTACCATATTGGGATAGATTCCCAATGGTATTGGTGTTAGAGAAGTACAATGATGGGTTTCTAGGTTTGAATATACATTACTTGCCAGTCAAGTATCGTGTAGCTTTCTTACAGAAACTGATGAGATATGCTCAGTTGACACCTGATGATGATATCAAAAGAATGAGAATTTCTTATGATATTCTAACTGCAACCAAGAGGTATGCAGAGTTCAGACCATGTTTGAAGCGTTATTTGTATAGCCATTTGAGGTCTAGAATATTGATGATAGAACCAAATGAATGGGATGTGGCCACTATGTTGCCTATTCAACAATTTAGAGGCGCAAAACCACAAAAAGTGTGGCAAGATTCTGTGAAAGAATGGAAAGACCACATGGCTCACTTTAATCAGGACGAATAATGGGAAACCCTAGCATCAACAATTTTATCAATTCATTTACTACTGATGTAGCCAGACCTAATAGGTTTGACGTTAATATTGTTGTTCCTGCCATGTTGCAGAATTACAGTCCTGTTTTGCGTAACCTATCATTGCGTTGTGAATCCACAGAATTACCTGGAAGAACGTTTGGAACAGTAGACCAAAAGTTTGGTTCTAATCCTACATCCAAATTTCCAATGCACTCGTCATATAATGATTTGACGATGACCTTTATTGTGTCAGCCGAAATGACAGAAAGAACTTTCTTTGATGTTTGGATGGAATACATCAACCCAACCACATCTTTTGATTTTGATTACAAACAAAACTTTGCATCAACGATTACAATTAGCCAATATGATTTACAGAATGTATTGACTTACTCTGTTAACCTCTTTAAAGCATATCCAATTGCAATCAACCAGATGGACTTAGATTGGTCGAATGATGGTTACCACAAATTAAGTGTGGTTTTTGCTTATGATTACTGGCAAAATAGCGGTATAGATTTGTTATACGAAAGTCTACCACAAACACAAAACCAATCGAATTTTGGATTAACTTCATTTGAAGGTTCTGCTGCACAACAATCATTCTTTACTAACGGACAAATTGTGCCAGCACCAGCACCATTGGTGTCATCTTTACCAGTTACGAATGCAAACGGAAATGTTGAAACTAATAATGGTTTTGTACTCAATCCAAATGTTTAATATAATGGAGATATTATAATGGCTTTACCAAAAATTGATGTGCCAATTTATGAAATAGACTTACCACTATCAAAGAAACACATTCGCTTTAGACCATTTCTAGTCAAAGAGCAACGTAATCTTATGATGGCCATGGAAGCAAATGATACTGAAACGATTGAAAAGAACATCAAACAGGTTCTACACAATTGTACATTGACGGAGAACATCGACATTGAGTCTTTACCTATCATTGATGTAGAGTTCTATTTCTTGAACCTACGTGCAAGGTCTGTAGGCGAGATTGTAGAAAGTAAGTATCGTTGCGAGAATGAAGTCAATGGTGCAAAGTGTGGTAACTTAATGGATTCTAGTGTGAACTTATTGGATATTAAGGTCGATATGTCCAATAGTCCTGATAGTAACATCCAACTCACCGACAAGATTAGTATTGGTATGAAGTATCCAGAATTTTCTATATTAGAGCGTTCAAACAAATTTGATAATGCAACTGATATGGCTTTTGATATGATTGTTGAAAGTGTCGATTACATTTTTGATGGTGAACAATATTATTATGCAAAAGAAACAAGTCCAGATGAGTTGGTTGAGTTTATTGAAACATTGAACCAAGAACAATTTGCAAAGATTGAAGAGTTCTTTAATAACCTACCAAAGTTAGATAAGAAACTAGAATTGACCTGTAAGAAGTGCAATTTCCATCACACCATTGAAGTGGAGGGCCTCGAAAGTTTTTTCGGCTAGTGATGCGGCATGATAACTTGAGGAACTATTATACAACTAATTTTTCTCTCATGCAGCATCACAAATACAGTTTAATTGAACTTGAAAATATGATACCTTGGGAAAGGGACATATACGTTGCTATGCTTATACAATACATCGAACAAGAAAACGAAAAGATTAAGCAGAAGCAACATAGATGACAGAAGAAAACGAAGAATTTGAAGAAACCAAAAGTCGTGCTGGTGCATACAATAGAGCATCCAGAATACGAAATCGTGGTCTATTAGGTAATGTTATTGATAATTTAGTCAAAGGTCAAGGCCTTGGTAGTTCCATTGGTCGTAGTGTTTCTGATACATTAGAAGCTAAAGCAGTAAGAATACAAGAAAAATTTGACCCAATCAATATAGCAAAAACATTTACTGGTAACATTGGTGGTGCTCTTGCAGGTTTGGCCATGGGTAGAAGCAGAAGAGATATATCTCACTTTACTGGTTTTGGTCATCAGATAAAAGTTCCAAGAAAAATTGGTACTGACCGAACAGTTGGTTCTGTTCAAACATCTTTCTTTTCTACTGTTGCAAGGGGTAGTAGACTCAGAAAAGGTGAAGGCATAGCCGATGTGGCTACAAAAATGTTTTTGTTTATGAAAAAAACACATGATGATAAACTCAAACACTATGAAATTGAATACGATTTTGAAGAAGAAAAAGAAGTTAAAGTAAAGCGTAGAAGAGAAGAGGTGTTGAAAGCCTTAGCAGACAGACAAAAAGAAATACCTGAGCAGATAAAAGAGGCAGTCAAAAAAGAAGCACCTAAGGAACCACCTGCTCCACCAAAAGCACCAACAAAACCGGGTGCTAAACCAACACCAGCAGCTCCTAAACCTGTAGCTCCTAAACCTGTAGCTCCTAAACCTGTAGCTCCTAAACCAACACCAACAGCAAAACCAGTAGAACCTGCACCACCAGTTCAAGTTGCTAAGCCAACTGTTAGTGTTCCAAAACCTTCTGTACCAAGTGTTTCCACAGTATCTAAAATAGCGGCAGGTACCGTTGCTGTGACCGCAGCGTTAACAGGCAAAGAAGCTTTAGCAGAAAATATTTCAAAATATGAAAGTAAAGGTGCAGGTGGTTATAATGCTTATAATAAAGGAACTATTGGCAACAAAATGATTGGTGCTGATAAACCAATTGATTTTAGTAAAATGACTATATCTGACTTTTTTCATAGAGCAGCTAAAACAAAACAATTTCCTGAAGGTAATCCTAACTTAAAACCTGGTGATCCTGATACATTATTTGC